AGGATCTTCTTTTCCCGGTACGAGTTGTACGTGGTCTGCAGCCCGCGCTTCGTGCGGCCCTCGAGCTCGTCCCATGCCTTTTCAATGCGAGCACCGAGCTGCAGCCGAAGTTCGGCTTCCATCGCTGGGCGGGCTCGGTTAAATGCCGTCTTCACAGGGGGCACGCCCGTGCGGCCACCCACTGGCATCTTGCCGAGCTTTACCTTCTGGCCAGCTTTTGCAGACTTAAAGAACGCTTTCGGGAATGGCTTTGTCCGCATCCGGCCTGCACCGCGCCCGCGCTTTGGCGTGACGATCTGGAACGGCCCGGCGCGTTCTGGCGTCTTGCTTTGGAATGTCGAAGCAAACCGCCCCTTCTTTGTCTCGCGCTCTTTGGTGCCGAACTCAATAAAGCCCTGGTGGTATCCCTTTGAATCGCCGCCCCACGAGTAGCCCACCAGGCCAACGGCAGACCCGTTTCTTGGGTAGGTCTTCACCTTCGTCTTAATGCTTTTCCGCAGGTTGCCAGTAGGCCCCTTCGGAGTTGCCTGCCGCAGGGCCGTGAGCCCCGGCTGAACCGCCTTCCGCAATGCCGCGCCGAAATGCTTGGCAGCCAGATTGGTCGGCAACTTCTTGAGCTCGGCCCGCAGTTCTTCCATGTCAGGGAAGTACATATCGACGCGGAGCGTGGAGTCAGCCTTTGCCTTCGCCATCTACTGCTGCTCCTGGCAAATGGCTTCGTGCTCGCTGCGGTTGCCGTGCTCGAGCAGGCTAACGATTTCCAGCGTGCGGGAACGCCACGAGAAGCGGTGCTGGCTCGTCAGGCCCGGCAGGTAGCGAAGCCGCACGCGGTGGCTCACGGTTGTTTCCTGCTGGCCAGAGATCAGCGCCTCGCGTGCGCTCACGCCTTCGACACTCGCCCACACGGCAGACGAGTCGCCCCACGTCAGCACCGTTTCGCCGAGGGCATTGGTCGTGCCGCTGGCGATCTGCACGGTGACACGCTCGCGGAGTTTGCCGGGATCGATCATCGGTAGCTGCCCCACTTCTGCGAGTCCAGAAGCGACTGCACGCCGAAGGGGATCTCGTTGCCACTCATGGAGTCGGCCGCCATCCGGCGCTCGTACCACATGCCCACGAGCATCAGCATGGCGTGCCGGATCGCAGCCGGAACACTCGTGCCGCTGGCCCCGTACCCGCCCCACCAGGTCACGCTGATGGCGTTGTCATCCTGCAGGTGCGGCGGCCACGTCTGCCCGTACAGCGTTTTTACGGTGCCCGGCACGCCGTCGCGGTCAACGCGGTAACTGGCCGTCGAGTAGGTGGCCGTGGTGCCGTTCTCGTACGTGAACGTCAGGGCCACCGCCGTAGTCGTGCCGGCCGTTGCCATCGGCGGGCGTGGCAGCTCGATGTCCATGGTGCCGTCAGGCGGGAACTTGTCGAACCGCATCACCCACTGGGTATGCACCAGCGTGCGGTCTAGGTACTGCTCGCACCACTCACGGGCCGCCGTAATCAGCGACCCGATGTAGGCATCGTCGGTGGCCGTATCAACCCGCAGGTGGGCCTTGGCCTCCGAGAGCGTCACAGGCTCAACGGCTGGGGCGGTCTGGCGAGTCAGGCTTCGATATTGCACGGCGGCGTTTCCTCGGGGTGGCGTCGGCCGTTTCGGCTTCGTGCTCGACGGCTGCCGTTTCGATCAGTTGGCCCTGCGTGTCCTCAACCGCCACGCGCTGGGCGAGCAGCTGCGTGGCCAAGCCGCCGGAGATGTCCACCACCTGGCCCTTGCGGTAGGACCGCCACGCGCGGGTGAATGTGATTTTCGTCACTGGGGCACACTCCATGCAGTTTCGGGCTTCTTGCTTGTGTTCGTGAAATCCGTAGTCCACTGGAAAACAGGCTTGCCGAGATCTCGGCCAGGCCACGTCACCACGTACTCGCCGTGCCCGAGAACCACGCGGGGCGTGACGAATACACGGTTCCCACTCTCGCGCCAGTTGCGCCAGAAGTAAATGTCGGGATCGACGCGGCCTTCGTTCCACGAACCATCTGGGCCGGGCTTTGACCAGAACCACGGACGGTTCGCACGCTTCAGGGCGGCCGTGCTGATGACGGTCAGCCCGAAGTGCGCCGTGTCCACTTCCTGCACGGGCTCAGAAAACCACGACATAGGCAGGCTTGTGGTGCCGCCCTCGGGCGGGTTGTCCAGGGTGCCCTTCAGCGTCAGCATCGGGCGGCCGTCCTCCCGCTTCGTCTGCAGCCCAGTGATGGCGTCACACTGGAACGTCATCGCCAGGGCGAACAGATGCTCCACGTCTTCCTTTGTAAAAAACGTGTCGTAGTCGATCGTCAGCAGGTACTCGGCCTTGTCAATGAATTGTTCCATCACCCGCGTGTTGACTTGGTCCCAGAACGCACCCGTGCCCATCGTGGGGCGAATGCCGAGCGGCATAAGTGCCTGAGCCCATGCGAAGTGATTGGCCGTAAACGACAGCCTCGGCATCGACAGGATGGCCTCCACCCGAATGTCGGCCTCAGTGCCACCTACTCGCACGATCATGCGTGACTCCAAAAGAGAGCGGGCCGCCCCGTTGTGGAGCGGCCCGCCCAGTTTGCACTTCACGTCAAGCCGTCAGGCTCACGCACCCACGAGGCCGATCATCGGGCCGGCGACGGTGTCGGTGCCCAAATTTGCATGCGTAATTGCAACTCGAGCAACGGCGCGGATCACGGTCTGGTCGCTCAAGAAATTCACCTGATCGCTGGACGCGATCTCGATGGCCTGACGAATGCCGTAGTAGCTCGAGTTCGCCATGTTGCCGTAGAGAGCCATGATCGCACCCGTGGAGTCCGCACCGCTCGGGAGCCGGTCGGTGAGGACCACTTCCGAGCCGAGGAACGTCGGACCCATGCCCTGCGACAGACCCACCGACCCGCCCTGGGCGAGGTCGAGGTTCTGCATGCACGCCGCGAAGAAGAACGGCGAGCAGAACCACTTGGCACCCGCACGCGAGTGCTGCGGAACCTTAGCCATCATGGCCAGCAGGTTCGCCTTGGTGACTTCGTCGGGCGTGTCGCCGGCAGCCGTCACGAGCGAGGCGGCGTAGGTGGCAGCAGACGCAGCCAGAAGGCCGCCCGTGTAGGTCGTGACGAGCCCGGCAACCGCTGGGGCGTTGCTGGGGTTGCCGCTCCACGCAGCCTCTTCGACGGCGTTGCTGAGCGTCAGGGCGAGCTCGGCAGCGATCCAGTCAGCGATCGACACGATGGAGTCCTGCAGGAGCTCGCTCGCAATCGTCACCGCACCCGTGACCTTCTTCGCCGTCAGCGTGACTTGGTTCGAGGTCGGGTCGCTGGCAGTAATGGCGGCGTTCTCGTTGATCCAGTACGCCGTGGCACCGGCCGTCCGACGCGGGAACAGCAGCACGTCGCTCGGCATCACCACGTTGGTGGCGTTCTGAGCGAAGGCCGAGTACTGGTCCACGAGCCGGATGACGGTCGAGGAGAGAACGTCGGGCACGAAGGCCGCACCCGTCGTGCTGCCGGTTGAACCCTGGGCGCGAGACTCGACGCCGTGGTCTTGGCACCACCGCTTCGCGTCGGCATCGCCGCTCTTGGCCTTGAACCACATGCCGACCGAGTAGGCATCCTTGGCGTTCTCGAACGCACGGAGCCGGCCAGAGAACGGAACCGCTTCGATGCGGACGTTCTCGCTGCGCTCTTCCTTCACCTCGGGAGCCGGCGAGCAACGCTCGACCACGCTGCGGAGATTCTTGGCCGACTCAACCACCTTCTTCTCGAAGTCGATCTTGGCGGTCAGTTCGTCGGCACGCTTGTTGAGGTCGATGAGCTCGACATCGCGGGCGGTCGTGTCTTCGGCCTCGATCGCACGCACGGCGTCGATCCGGTTGGCAAGGGTTGCCGCCTCGTCCTGAAGCTTCTTGAGATTGTCCACGTGTGTTCTCCAGCGGCGGTATTGCCGATGGAGTCCACTCTGCCCTTACGGGCGTGGCACCTTGCAGAAGCGGATTTGCGAAAGCGTTGTTTTTACAAACGCCACCGCACGAGCCCCGCACCTCGGGCAACGCAGATACCGCTGCCGTTCGTCACCACATGGACGGCTGGAACGGCACCGGAGTTTCTCGCCGCACGTGCAGCGTGCTTCAGACACGGCGAAGCCTCAGAGCCCACGCAGCAGCGGCGTCACGGACCAGGGAACGCTTCACGATCTCGGCGGCCACAGCCTCGGGCTCGGGCTGAGCCTGCGCCGCCAGCCAGGCTTCGTACGAACGCATGGCCACGGACGCAGACGTAGAAGGGTAGGCCGGGTTCAGCACCGGCCCCACGTCGTAGAGGCCCGATACCTCGCGGATCTGGCGGATGGCCTTGCCGTCCTCGCCAGTGCGGAAGGATTCATTCTTCGGGTCCACCGTGAAG